GTCGTAAGATAGGTCTGATTGTTTTTTGAGTTCGCGAATATCCATACCACAATTATACAATAATTATGGTGTAGAATCAACCTGGTAAAATTATTATGATGTTGAGTTACTAACTTCTGCGTTTGACGACGTTTTGATATCTGCCGAAAGTCCCTGCGTATCGTTAGGTGAAACTTCAATCAGTGCTAGAGTCATCCTTGGTGCTTCGTTGGGGTTAGCCGGCACACCTGATGTGTTTGGTGACGTGTAAGTTGTGTCGTCTGCTGGGTCTGTTGAAACCATCTTGATGGTCAGTATCGTGGCAGAGCCTACAGCCGCGTTCAATTTCGCTGAATACTCCACCGTGTTTGATGTGTAACCTGAGTTGTCTGAAGTCAATTTCAATAATACTGTGTAACTTGTGCCTAGGTCATGGAAACCATTTGAAAGTCCGTTCGTAGTCAATGACTCTCCTGAACCTGATCTCGTCGTGGAGTGTGCCTTGAGGTCTAGGTTACCTGTGGCTGTCACTGTAAGGTCATTGAACACGTCGTCTTTGGAACCGTCAATACCTGTCACGCAACTTGGGTCGATCCTGATCACGCCGCCTGCGTTGAAGAAGTGTCTCATGGCGTCCGCACTTGCGAATGTCACAGATCTCTCAATAGTCGATGTAGAATTCCATGTGCCTGAGTTAGTTGATGAGCCAACTGCTGTGGTATCAAATGCAGTTGCATTTGTTGAACCACCCGCAACCGAAGCCGCCAATGTAGCCAGGTCAGCCTCTACAGCCGCTTTGATGGCAATAGTGTCACCTGCTGATACAGATGCTCTTGAAGTCATTGTGTCGTTTGTGTGATTGGCGATGTTGTCTATGCCTGTGAACAATGTGTTCCATTGTGAAGCCTGTACTGTTGCTCCAGCCGAAGTTGTGGCTATGTGCGTCTGTCCTAGTCCGTATACGCCAGAACCTGTGCCCGCGAAATGATTGTAACCATATGGTGAACTTGAACTGTTCACAAACGTGTTGTACTCGTCGTCTAAAATTGTATCACCTGCTGAATATGCCATATTATTATTTAACTCCTATCACGCACTCTGTTAATGCTGTTTCTACGTTGTATTTATCCTTGATCAGTCTACCTAGGGTATTAAAAGCGGTACATTCCTCTAGGTTGGCCACCCGGGCCTCGCCGGATCCGGCCGAAACCACACGATCCCCTGCTTTACCTGTGCCCTTTATTTTTACCATAACACGTCCTTTGAGTGCTATCATTGGATGAGTCTCATTGTTACCCGCCTGTGCGTTCATAAGGAACGCCGGGGATTCTGATACCACGCCAAAAACAGCGTCATCTAATTCTTTTGTACACTTCGTTATCTCTGCATGACCGCCTAAAATTACTATATCTCCTACCGTTAATTCGCAGTCGGACTCATATCTCTCGGCCAAGTCAGCGTATTGTGCCGATGTTGATGTAGCGTGTACCACGTTGGCTCTTATGTCCACCAGTGTTGGTGCCGATAACTCGTCTTGTCCGCCACCTGATTTGAATGCTGTCCAGGCACCTCCGGCATTGCCGAAAATTGTAGTACCATCGTCCGCAAAAGTCTCGTCCCAGACCCAGAAAAGATCCTGCTCTGTGGCGCTGGATGTTTCTCCCCTATTCACTTTGAGTCCTGAATAATTTGGCATTCCTGACGCACTAGAGACGTTCCTGTTAAGTTCTATGATATTGTCCTCCACTGTCAGAGTAGATGTGTTGCTTGTGACGGTGTCACCATCAATGGTCAAATTACCTGTTACTCTGAAGTCTCCAGACACGTCTATGTTTCCGGTGTCCCCGGCCATGGTCATCACTGTCTTTGTGACGCCACCGTCGTTGACCTTGAAACTGATGTCACCATCTGACGTAACATTTGATATTGAGAAATTATCACCAGTCATTACCATTTCTATGTCTGAACCAGCACCAATTCTCAAACCGTTATCATTTAATATTTCTAGGTGTCCTGTGGTTGAATCGTTTTGATCTGATCTTAAAAAGTTTGCTACCGCAATCCCGCCCAGTGCATCTGAGTCTGTTGCTGTTCCCCTAAACTTGGCATTTGAAACTGTGCTTGAAAGTTGAACACCTTGTGCTACTGATGAGAATCCTGCGGCTGTCAATGCTACCGCATTTGTTTCTGTTCCACTAGGTGTGAAAGCAAGATTTGATATTATTCCCACCACAGTGTCCTGGGTTACTAATTTTAATATTGATCTGTTTACCCCTGTGTTGTCCTGCACAGTTTCTGTGACAACTTGGGTCACACCCGAACCTGCTATGGATGTTGGTCCAATCAAGGACCATGCACTACTGGTATAAACATAGAGCTGATTGTTGGCAGTATCGAACCAAAGATCTCCTTGTACCGCATTGGTAGGAGATGTGGTAGAATTGGTCGTTGAGCCCACTGGTTTCCATTTGGCTCCAGTGTAAACATTGATTTGTTTGTTTGTCTGGTCGAACCAAATCTGTCCTTGTACCTTGTTTTCCGGAGCAGATGTGTTGTTAAAATTCTCTAAAATCTTTACGAAGTTCTCATTCAGTTTCTCACCGAAACCCGCATAGCCTTTTCCGAACAATGTAAGGTCTGTTGTGGCGGTGTCGATGGTGCCATCTGCTAGTGTGACCAGTAAAGTACCGAATGTGTTGTTAATTTTATATGCCATGTACGGATATTTATGCTTTAATTAAAGGCTTTGTGTACCTGCTAAACGGAGTGTAATATCCCTCTAGTCGATTGTTGTATGTAGCGTCTGCCTTCATAAGGTGCAGTGTGAGTCCTGTTTTGTATTCGGCTCCCTGCTCTCTGAAATCTGTTGGTGCATGTAGAACACTAGAATCATGTATCAGTGCATCTTTTGGCCTCCATTTCAATATTTTTTCTATCGATAATCCTTCGTATATTGACATTGGTATATGCTTTGGCATTATTTTTTCCAATATGTGCATGTCCTTCTCATTGTGTTCTATGCCCTCTACTCCGTAATCCTCATAGGATTGATGTCTAATAACATTTGCGTAATTGGCAAAACTGCTGATATCTCTGCCCCTCATAAAGTGGGTCGCTCTGCCTCTGTATCTTTGGTTGAAAGTGACATAATGCGTCTCTTCTACCTTATCCAAATCTATAGGAATAATGATATCCTTGTAAGGTCTGTAGCCATTTATGTGGGTGACAGCATCTGTGTGTAGTCCGTAAGGTTTGACCGATTTGAAAAACTGATCGCCAACGCTCATAGGATCATCCTTTGCCACATCGCTGTAGAACACAATATCATCGCCAAAATGTTTATATATTTTTGGTCTCACAATATCTGATATTTGTTTTATATCCATTGGATGCGTTATGTGTAGCACATGATCATTAATATTCATTCCTATCTTTTCAAAATTATCTTTGAAGAAAGACGACAATACGTCACGTTCTACATCATTGATAAAATCCTTTACAACGTAACTTTCATCATATTGACATTTGAAGAAAGAAGGATTAGGATCATGTATGATGTCCATGTTTTTAAGTGCTTCCTGTGAAAAAGGTCTATCTGTTTTGTATTTCATATTTCGAATAAGACCTTTCTATTACATTGCTAGGAACTTTGCCACTGTATATCATGTGTAGCCTAGGCTCCTTACTTTTATTCTCCACCCAATGGTTATCAAATAGATTCATCATGTTTACAGGGTTTGTATCGAAGTCTATAATTCCTGCCCTTTCATTATGGAAGTGGCAACCCTCTGGATTAGTGATAGCAACATTGGCACCATGTAAATTACTGTGTTGACTATCTCTGTGTACCCCTATGCTACCTCCAGGAAGAAGCCAACTGAAATACAGTCTGCCTATAAAGTTTTCTTCTTTAAAGGTATCTTTAAACCATTGCACTGTTATAGGACAGTCATTTGCCGCCTCTGTCCAAATATGTTTATTGTTGCTTATAAAACCATGCTGGTTGGAGTTTACTGTTGTTTTGCCAGGTGGCGGAGCAAACAGTTCAAGACTTTGCCATCCAACATGTCTAGAATCCATTGACCCATCTGTTTTGGTGTGTGGCGTTGCCTTGTCCATTACTTTCTCCCATTCGCTGAAAATATCTTTTTGGGGGACGTCTATGTCAAGAGGCAAGTGACTTATACCACTTTCAAAAAGTATCCAGCCTGCACTACCTGTTTTGTATTTCATCTGGTATCCTCTTTACAATTTCTTTCCATGGGTGTCTTATACAAAACTTCAGCATCAGTCTGTCATAGTTTACTGGTTCTACCCAGTGTCTTAATTTGCCATTTTCCAATAGCACACATTCATAAGGTACCTGCTTATCTTCAACCACCATGACAGGTTGTTTGTCAAATAAATTTATTTGTATACTCGTCATATCGTCCTCATCCACATGTGGCGGAACATTGTTGTTTGCAAACAGATAAGCAAACCTGGGATATGTGTTCATACCCCATATTCCTAGGTCCTCTTCTACTTCCTTTGTAAGATGTCTTATATCTGAATCGTCGGGCAAGTATACTTTCCACCATGAAAGTTTAGGTTCGAATTTCTTCCATTGATACCATTCACCTCTTTGGTGTATATCATAGAATATTTTCCTATATTTTTCTTTGTCAATTTTGTAATTAAGATGGATCAAATTCATATGCGTTGTCTCCTTTGAAAAATTTTAGGCATTTGTAAAATTCAATGCAATCTTCTATGTCATCTTCGAATGATATGTTCAAATTGATACGTTTGTTATTGTTGTTGAATACAGCATGTCTCGACTGTGTGTTTAAAAACATAGGCGACGCTGTCTCACCTGGCTGGAATCGGCAAGGTGCGTAATCTTCCGTTAGTGGATATATCAAAGCAGTGTTACGCTTTCCGCCATCGGTGTGCCAATCCTGCACAGCATTTGGGCGTATCATAACCAGGTAACAGTTCCTGCCATGAAACGTTCTTTTCAAATCATAAAAATTTAAGACACTGGGTTTGCCGGTCCTTGTGGATTTGTGAACAGTCCAATCCTCGTCTTTCAAGTTCATACCTATATCCAGTAATTCTTGTTTTACTTCGTTGGATAAAAATTCTGGTAACTCGTAATGTGTTATATCACCAGGCATCTGTGCAATCCTCTCATAGTGTTTCTAGGAAGTGTTGTGTCATGCCATGTTCCCCCCAGATGTTCGGCCAACCAATCGTCATCATAGAATGACCATAACCATTGTTCTGGCTTTTCTGTTTTGAGATAGAACACATCATGAGTTGATATCTGATCCCACATATTAGGTTCAATATTTCTCCACTTGCATATCGCTTCGTATGCCTCTTTATCTCTGTTGGAATAGTAAGTGAGTAATAACTGATCACAATGCAATTTTAACACATCAACTATAGGTTTGGTTTCTTCAAAAGTAAAATGTGTGAACACAGAAAAATTTATACACACATCATAATGACCTTTGATTTTAGGAAGGTGTTCCTTGCCCTCAGGATTATACATATAGTTGTATCCATCATAGTGTTCCCATTTGTACTGTGGGAAATCGAACTTGTTCTGATTACAAGTATCGAGGTCTATTTCTATACCTGTGTAATTGCCATGTGGTTGAAAACTAATAAAGTTTCCGCGGCCGCAACCAAAGTCCAACACGCTCTTACCCTCAAACTGTGTGTACTGCTCAAAGTATTTGCGTAAAGACCCCCTAGCCCAATACTTGCCATACATATCTGTTTCGCCAGACTCGGCGTAACGTCTCTTTGCTTCCAACCCTACTTTATTCATTTTGCTCCTTCATGGCAACCCCGCCTACGAACACATGATCCATCCAAAACGGTTGTGTCAATTTGAAATTAGCATCTGCCAACATGGTTTTTATTTCATCCCATGTGTTGGGTTTGAGCATACTTCTTAACTTCTTTTCCTTGTCTAATATTTCATCTGCACTAAAATGTTTTTCTTTGTAATCATAGTAATTAAATGTCAACATCTCTTGAAACTTTGCGTCTGAACAAATTATTTTTTCTGCAAATATAAAACAGCCTCCCTTATTAAGACCTTTATATATTTTTTTAATAACATCTGCCCTGTCTTTCACTGGCAAAAATTGCAGTGTAAACAGTGATGTTACTAGAGAACAATTATTAAATTCAAAATCACGTATATCTCCTTCTTTAAACTCAATTTTAGTCTTAGGATATTTTCCTTTTATATCTTTTTCAGTTTCAATCAAACTATTATGAAAACCCTTTTCTACTTCTACGCCTATATAATTACAATCGATCTGATTTTTTGCTATTATTTCTTTCAACAAGTTTCCTGTAGAACATCCTATGTCTACCACATTTGTGTTCTTGTCTACAAAATACTGAGATAAATTTGTTACATCATGCAGAAGATTACCGTAACCTCGTATAGATTTTGCTATGTGTTCATCGAAGTTTTCTGTCCCACCATGCCCAAAAGTAAATTTATGATTCATTATATTTTTAATCCTTTTAAATGATGCACAAGTTTGTTGTACTCCCACGAATGCTCTGCGTTTAGATGTCCGTATTTTTCCATTAAAATAGTCCTACACTTCAAATCGAGATCCATTATCATTTCAAATCCAGTTTGCTTTTTATCTTGTGTAATGTTAGGAAATCCTTCTTCATAAATTTTTTTCTTGCTGAGTTCTATGTCTATTTCACCCCACTCTTTACATTCTGTTAAATGCTTTGCCCATGGATGCTGTAAGAAAGACAACAACACTTCAGGAGTGTATATGAAAAATCCAGGCACTGCTGGTTTTTGTCTTTGCATAGGATAACGAAAAATTGACATGTGTCTTTCATTCCTTTTAACGTACCAAGGCACTATTGGATAATTTTTTATTTCATTCTCAACTACCGTCATTGTTTTTATATCCCATTTCCAGTATTTGTGAAAATCCCTATGCACTATATTTGTGTTGTACCCTAACACAGGTAACCCTTCGACTTGATCATATAACCATAAGAATGGTAGCATCTGTGGGCTGGGACAACTTGATAATTCTGCATATTCAAGTGCTTGAGATTCTAAAAACTTTGCAATATCTAATTTACGTATTATTGGTTTAATGTTATTTGCATCACAAAACTTGTATGCACATGAAACATCCTGTACATTGAGATCGTTTTCAAATTCTGTAACATTGACATTTACTGATATGTCCTGTTCTATAAAACTTCTCAGCATGACTTCACTATCAGCGCCACCACTATACATCACATCAACAGGTAATGATAATGCATCTGCTTTCTCTTTTATAAGTCTAGCAACTCTGTAACATTCTTCCTTAAATGTGCCAACTTTTCTTGTTGCCGGTCCGTACCCTGACCAAAATTTATCATCCTTATTTTCTCTTGCATTGTATTCTGTGCCATTGTATCCAAACTTAAAATGATTGTTTTCTGTGTATTCAAACATTATTTTAATTCCTCAAATCCAACATCGTGTATTCCCATATGAAACACAATTCTTTCTTTTGACGGTGATCTTACTCCGTGAGGTTTCTTGGTATTAAGCACAACCATCGAGTCATACAATATACTGTCACCATCTGTCCCGTCATCAAAATACAGTTCACCTGTGTTTTCCGTTATTGGGATAACAAAAGAACATTTACTTTTTACATCCGCATGAATAGGCAGTTCGCCTCCTTCTTTTACTCTAAAAAAATTACATCTAAACTCTTTAGGTCTTAATCCAAACTCGTTCCATATGTTTTTAATAAGCCTTAATAATTTACGATCAAAGTTGTTTATTTCCTGCACATAGAACTTGTTCATTTGTTTTCCGTCTGTTGCCTCATCCACATATTCAGAATACAACTTATTGCTGTCTTCCCACTTGCCGTTGAAATAGTCGTCCCAGAAATTTACTGGCACCTTATAATCAGTCTCAATAAAGAAGTTTTTATGCCATTTCTTTTGTATATGCTTTTTCATAATCAAATGCGATCCTGTGTAATAATCTTTTTTGCATTCCACCAAACTGCCACCTTTTGTGTATACTCAGCCATTGTTCAGATATAACAAGATCTTTGTCTTGCCAATCATGATGATAAATGTACTTTTCCTGTGTACAATGACTCTTTAAAAATGTATGTAATTCTTTCCATTGTTCTTTTGTTGCGCCGGACACTATATCATATGCTTGTTGAAACGGAAAATAAAGTCCTTTTTTGCCTTCCTTGTTCGTATGTACGATGTTGATAGGATTGTCATAATTAATTTTCTCTTTTGCAACTGCCATATCACTGAAGGCGCCGACCTTGTAGCCGGATGCATATTTTATACCTTCTAGTTCCCTTTGCATACTGCCTGACAAATCGTTGTAGGCCATTTCTTGGTTTATCCAACTTGTACGTGACCCTGCACTACCCTTAACTGAGTACAACCAAACAAACGGATATCTTCGTTTGGCGTTTGCATGATGCGTGTGCCAATCTAGTTCTTCATCATGTCCGAATAATCCTTTTTCACCTTTTGAATTCAGTTCTCCTGTAACCCTTATTACTCCAGGTTCTATTAATATACGTTCCTTTTCGTCGTCATTCTTGCCGTGATCTAGTTTAACGTTGCCGATGCTTGATGCAACTTGCATTTGGTCTTCTATTGTTAGATCTTGATTTCTGAAAATTACGACGTAGTGCCTATTACACAGTCTCGCAACTTCGTGTAGTTGTTGCTGTGATAAACTTTTAATGTCCTCATCTATTGTGAGTGTCCAGCCGTTACTATCTGTTGATAATTTCATCTAAATCCTGTTGTCCTTGTAGCGATATTATAATGTGTGATCGAGTTGTTGGACCTTTGTTCCAAGCACTGTGTCTCATTCCTTGATTCAAGAACCAGCAACTGCCAGGTTCCATTGTTTGATAAACTTTCTCTCCAGACTTTCCAACACAGTAGAATCCACAATCTGCATTGGTTGTTATAGGTATATGGAAACGCACAGAATAATCAGTGTTATAATCAATGTGTTCTGCCACGTATGCACCAGGATCCATTATTGCTATTCTGGCCCTTGTGGTCTCTGCTTTGAAAGATGTTATTACTTCCTCTAGGTATGTTCCTTTTACCCAGTCCTTAATTTTGTTGTAATGTCTTTCATCTAGTCTTGTTTTTGGAATCTTTTTATCGTAGACTCTTTTTTCTTCATTGGGATTGTATTGTGTCAGTGCTATCTGTTTATACGGAGATCCATTAACTTCATATTTGCCTTCCTTATCTTTTGCTATGTAGTTTTCAAACGGTTTCACATAGTTTCTGTAATCCCATGCCATTCTTTTATTACCTAATCCGTTTCTTAATTCTGACTCGTTTACATCATTGTCCTGTAAAAATTTATAAGCGTCTTCTATAGAATCAAACTTCAAACCAAACGCTTTCTGTAACTTAGGAGACTTACCCCCCACCTTGACTCCGTACCCGTACTTTGTTTTCAGATCATCCTCTGCTACAGGCATGTCCTGTACAACTTTGATCATTTTGTCAACATCAAACGTTTGCTCCAGTTTTACAAAAGGTGGTAGTTCGTATCTAGTCTTTAATTTCATAACTTCCTTTGTGTTGCCAGCATGACTCGTGTTTTGGATCACACACCGCTACTTTGCCTTCGTGCATGTTCCATTCTGTGTTTGTTTTTTTGCCTAGTTCTATAAAAAGTCTTTTCATAAATCCTGGGTTCCTGCATCTGCTAATAAACACTTTTGTGTAGCCTGCTTTTTTGGCGTATTCCAACTGGTGCTTTACTGTTGCAACCAAGTGTGGCCTTGCAATAATCCTGCCGTTCATTCTCAGTTTTGGATGTTCCCAATATCTATTTAATATCCTTGCCTCACCGGATTCATAATATTCAGGTCTGTGCCAAACAGAACTGAAGCCTAGTATCTCATCATCCTTCATAAGCACAGTTATACAATCAAATGCGAACCAGTCTATGTCTTCGTAGTTGCTGGCTATCTCCTCGTTAGCAAAATCTATTTCCTTAAGCCGTTTTAAAATGTCAGTCCTGTCTTCCGGTGCGAAGCTCAACACGTCGCATTCGCTGTTCTTATTCATAAAATTTTTATCTCCAACTGTGAACACTGTCCCAAAACTCCTTTTTCTTTTTGCCATGCACCAATAGATGCACCCTCTCCTCATTTGAATTGTTTTCAACATAATGCTCATAATGAATATTCAACACCAACGGCATTCCAGGCACATAATCTACCTGTTTGTTGTTGAGCACAAATTTGTTGCCTTTTGGATAACTTAAACAAATATTCAATGGTTCTAACCAATTGCGTTCTGGTACGTCTATGTGCTTTGTTATGTAACCGTTAGGTTTAATAACTAGGAACCTGATGTCATCTATTCTAGCATAAGGCAAACTTTTTACCCACTCTATCGTTCGTGGACATCTTTCGCCCACATCTGTTATGCCAGGCTTTTGTTTTCTTCGGTCATACTCCCAATGACTATTTGTTTTTTCAGAATCAAATCCATATAGGGTGACTGCACACCAATCTTTGTGTCCATCCTCGGGTCTGTGTATTATTAATTTGTCTTTGATTAACTCGTACTCCGTTAATAGTTGTTTCACAGGAACATCAAAGTCCATCTGCACATATTCTACACTACTATCTCTGTCAAATGTTTGAGTATTCATGATGATCCTTGTGGTTCCCTTCAAACGGTGCAACTAAATTTATCAATAAATTGTTTGCGGGTCCTTTGGCATCATGTCCGTAAAAATTAAGTATACCAAAACCCACATATGAAAGTATAAACAACATTAGGTTTATTATAACTGCATTTACGCCAAAAAGCAATGATGTTGTGATCCAGTGTGCGGCTAAAATAAATTTACCGTACCTATGGAAAAACATCACTCTTGGATTTTTTATTAGATCTATCATGTATTTTCTTGGTATTTGTTTGACTTTCCAAAGACTGAACAGTATCACGTACCAAGGATGGTTTTTTGGACTGTGCGGATCCTTTTCTGTGTCTGCATGAGCGTGGTGAATCCTATGCACACCTGCCCAAGTCAAAGCACTCCTGCCACCACATAACAATCCAAGATACAATAACACAACTTCTGTTAATGAATTGGTCTTGTAATCGTTGTGTGAGAAATATCTATGATATCCGTAGGTGATACCAATGGCCGCTACCGCCCAATATATCATGTATCCGTATAAAACTATCATACAAAATCCTTATAATCCTCCCAGTCATGTGGTTTATTTGTAGCATGAGTAAAATGCACCATCTTTATGTCCGGATGGAACTCGCCACCCAAATAAACGTAATCGTTGCCAGTTACTTTTTCATATAACTGACTCGTCATAACCTTCCACTTATTTAAATCAAAATTCTTCACTCCGATGTCTTCCTTTGCACACCACCTAGCAACCCAGCTCTCAGGTACTGTAACTAACTCTAGTTCCTCATTTACATTGTCCTCAACAAAGTACTGCTCACCATTCACAGGTCCCTTTGCTATTCCCCTCTTGATGTAGTAGTTCTGCCAAAGGTCCGGATCTTCCATAAACTTGTCATAGATGTATCTGCAGTCTGTTGGATAATACTTAAAGAATCCACCATTTATCTTGTATCTCTTTTTTTCTGTGTCCCTCCACCAACCTGGTATGGAAAGGAATTGCCCTTTTTTGATAGGATACTCAAATAATTCTTTGTAATTGTTAACAAGTAAGATGTCGATGTCAATAACACAAATAGGTTCGTTTATATCCAAGCTCATTCCATGCATTTTGTTCCACTGCAATAAAACATCCTCTCTAATTGGTTCACGTACCCATATGAATTCGTATTCTGGTAATTTTTCTTCTAGATATTTTTCGTATTCTGGTCCATATCTGTCACCTATACGAACTGCCATTATCTTCATCGCCATTTCACTACCTCATCTAGTTTGGGTTTTTCAATCCAACTCTTATATTGCTTTGTATCCTGATCTCTATACCCAATACCTAAAAGAAAAGTCAGTCCTTTTCTCTCTAAAACGTCTGTGTGTATATGTTTATTGTAAAAGTAACACTTACAAAACGATACATCCAGGCCTTGCTCTAGTGCCAGCATTGATGTTACCATGGAATGCATTCCTGCCTGCATATTAAATTCATCTTTTGAAACTTTTGTAAGGTTGCTAAACACTTCAGATGCTCGACCTCTAGTAAAATATTCTCCTTGCTTTTGTGATTCCTTGACTTTTGCCTCAGCAGGATAATATCCTAGAAGATAAGGTGCAGTGACTTGCTCGTTGAAGTGCCATTTGTCCTTAATAACATATGACTTTGTCTCATCACCATGGTGAAAATCTAGCCAGTCTTGATAAGAGTTATCTAAATTTTTCCAATCCTGGTCAGTCAAGTTTGTTTGTCTATAGAAATCTTTATGTCCACTACACACAGTTGCTAGTGCTACTTTTCTTTTCTGTTCTTCGTGCTCTGGACCATACACATCTATTTCATAGTGCCAAAAGTTATTCTTGTGTGGTGTTAGATTATGAGCCTTTTCTATTATATCTTTTATGATTTGCTTGTCCGGTATCTTTTTGCTGAAGAACGTTATGTTACTTCTCTTTTTCAGGAAATCTTCTATCATATCTTTGTGCCTATCACCATAAAACGTTTGTATTTTACAAAATCTTTTTCGTAAAACTTCATGTTCCTTAATTTACCTACATACTGGTTGGCGAAATTTTCCATTGTGTCCACGTAATTAATATGTTGAGCAATTTCTTTATAGTTGTTGCTCTGTAACACAACCAAAGTGTGTTCATCCAATTTTTCAATAGTAGAATAAATTATGTCTTGTTCCAAGTGCTCACAGGATGTGCATATGACAATGGGGTCATTCAATTTGTCCAGTTCCTTTATATCTTTTTCAACAAACTTTATATAGGTTAGTATTCCGTTTTTCAAATTATCTGCGTCTACTTTTTTCCATAATCGCTTTGCAATTGGTTTTGCTCTTGGATCAAAGTCAATACAATCTATATTGCCAATTTTTTTCAATGTAAATTTTTCAAGCATTCTATACGCCAGTAGTCCGTACCAACTACCCAGTATAGATATGCCAAATTTTTTATCTAGGCTCTTGCATTTGAAATGATGGGGGTATTCATTAAGTTTTTCTATCAACCAATCCTTGCTGGCATATTGATTAGCACTTAGGCTATCCAACACGTCTATGATCCTGTCAGGATAATTGTCCAATAATCTTTTAACCGTATCTAATGTGTCTCTATCAAACATATTTTTGATTGTGCAACAGTATTGTATTGTGTTTCACACCCTCCTGCCAACTGGATATTGCATCTCCCATGAAGTATTTGTACTTGACATCCTCGTTGTATATAAATCTATCGATGCCGGAATACAATCTCACATATAAATCTCTATGCTTCATGAATCTTTCGAAAACTTTTGTTTCATCTGTCCAACGCATGATGGACGAATTAACTAATGTGTTCTGTGTTATCCTAAATTTTACAGGTTCTTTCAAAGATTGTTGTTTCCACGGAGAACTATTCACCAATGTCAAACCATTAAATTCATTTGCTAAGAAATCTATGTTATCATTTATCAATATATCTAAATCAAAAAACAAACAGTTACCTGTGAACTGGAACAACGACAGTTTATGGAACACGCCCCTCAGTTCTGGGTGTGTGACCGGCTTGTCATATTCCTTCTCTGGCTTGTCTGTGAGGCAAGTGAATGTGTGTTCTAATGTGAGGTGCTTTGCGACGGAGTCCTTTAATTTTCTATCAAAGTCTCTATCATATTTCGTTCCAACATTAACACAATATACATCAATCATTTATTTTTTTATATTCTATCAAAAGATCCATGGGTGTTTTTGCGGATCTCAATTTAGATTTTTGCTCTTTGTCCGCGGAATTCTTTAATTTTTTTGTTTCAAACATTTGAACCTTCATCGTGAACAGTATTTCCTTACACTCTTCGTTATTATGATCAAACTCTAATATTTTTTTCACAAAATCCTCAACAGATATCCTTTGCTTGACATCCGTTTTTGCTTTTATTCCAGCATCCACCATGTCACTTAACTGTTGTGCATATTTCCTGTTCCTTGCGATAGTGGCCTCTGCGATCTTGTCCGTGTCGTATTCCGCAATTAGATCCTTGAAGTCTTGATTGTTGAAATCAACGGCAAGGTAATGGTTGATTGCTTTATCACCTTCCCTGTAGATAACTTCTACAGTGTTATTTTCTGAGTTTGCAAAATATGCCTCGATTATCTTTCCACTGAATATTGCCATATGTATATTATAAAGTACTATAGAGTAAAAGTCAATTACGATTTCAGTACTTTGAAGGTGTATGTGTTGGCTGTTGCCGGAGTGCCATCTGGAAATTCTTGAGCCCTGTAGTCATTAGCATCAACAAATCTTGTTTGGTAATTACCACTACCGCCTGTAAGTTTGGTATTGACTATGGCAGTTCCCCTTGCAGTTCCGGAGCCATCAATGTTGTACTGTATAGTGTAGCCATCAACAGAGTTTATGACTTTATTTCTCACATATTCTTGCAACAATGCCCCAATTTCTGCAGTTGAGTATTGTTTTAAATTGTTTGACCCATCGATGTACACTGGTGGATTCTGATATGAGACCGGCAGTCCGCCGTTGATCAAGTGCAAATAGTAATTTGTTATAGTCTGTGGTTGGTCTAGTGGTTCCCCAATATCACTTGCTGAATACAAAGAAGTATCTGCCCTTGTATCTGTGAACACCGGCGTAGAAGATACCAAAGTTGATCCTGTTACAGAATCAGATGTGGCAATATGGTATGTGCCTGACTGATCTGCTGTCACAGTGCCCAATGCAAGGTTATCTATTGTTGGATGTATGAATGTGTCTATAAAATCTTGTTCAGTCATGGCCTGTACCTGTGTGCCATTCCAGTATACTGGAAAAGTTTTTCCTGTGTCTGATGTTGTGATGTTGGCAGTCTGTGCTGTTTGTGTTATCCTTTGATATGCTGTAGTCACTGTGCTTGGTTCTGCTGTAGTCGCCTCACTTGGAAAACCACCTGATGCTGTTGATGCCGCTCCTGCCTGTAATCTTGTGTCATCGATGCTTGTAAGATTACCACCTGAACCCGACACAGTGAGAACTCTCGATGGATTCAAAGCATAATAGTACGCCGCCAAAGATTTCATGGCATTCAGATCCGAGCTCTTCATCTCTTGTAATTGAGATCCATTATAATATAAAGGTGTTCTAGCAGTCATATGTTACTTTGTTACTATAAACTATCTTGAAAAATAGTTCAACCATTAATATTACACTCCTGCGCCGAATATGGTCTTAAGTACCGCTCCCGTACTGCTAAGGACTTGTAATGATGTCGATGATGCAAACATGCCTGATGTTACCGATCCGGTATCACCTGTTGTTACCACGGTTCCAGTCACGTTTGGTATGGTAATTGTTCTGTCTGCTGTTGGATTTGCTACAGTAAGTGTTGTTTCAAATCCGTCATCTGTTGAACCTTCAAATATTACAGTACCGTTCTGCGTTATTTGTATTCCTGATGTTGTAACAGCACCAGTGATTGGTCCTGTAAATGCTGTTGCATTAACTGTTCCACTGACATCTAATTTGGTGCTAGGAGTTGTAGTGCCTATACCGACTCTTGATTCAGCACCATCTATAGTCATAACCGTTGACGTAACTCCGCCATCGTTGACTTTGAAGGTCGTGTTAGTGTTTTGTATTGTATTGGAAAGATTGATACCTGTGCCGTCAACTGTTATTGATAAATCGTTGTCAGCACCAACTGTCATACCAGAGTCTGTAACAATACCCAGTGTTCCTGTTGTGGTATCATTTTGATCTGACCTTAAAAAGTTTGCCGCGGCAATTCCGCCTAATGCATCAGCATTTGTGGCTGTACCGTTAAGTTTAATGTCTGTAGGTGATGTTGTGAATGTAATTCCTTTTTTGACAGTAGCAAAACCCGTGATTGATGTTTGTGGTGTGAACTCTGTGTCTGAAATTATGGCTATCAGTGTGCCGTCGCTGTACCATTTCGTAATATTACGACTAGCAGTTGTCGAATCTGTAATTGCTTCAAAAACGAAACCATTTAGTGATCCAGTTGAAGTTGGTGGTCCGACTAGTACACTCTGAGATCCATCATAATAGAATAACTGCCCAATATCCGAATCTATCCAAAGGTCTCCCTGTTGTATTCCAGATGGTTGTGTTGACTGGTAGGGTACATTTCCTCCTGCCGGCACAAAAAGGTTTCCAGTGTATACTTTTAATCTATCAACACTGCTGTCGTACCATAGTTGTCCTTGTAATGGCTTAGGCGGTGACGTTGTATTTGAAAAATTTTCTAACAGAGAAAGGAAGTTTTCCGCTATCAGTTCTCCATAACCTGCATAACCTTTTCCGATGAACGATAAATCTGTCTGTGTATTAACCACACCGTCCTGTACTATGTACTGGTTGGGCGATGCTGACGAGTTATTCTTGTTTACTGTATAAGCCATTTATTAATATCCGGTGTTACCACCTGCTGTTGTTCCACTCACTGTGTTCGATGTCGATAAGCCAGTTGAACTTGTCTCAGTGAATGTTGTTAAACTTTGAATCCTCAATGTGTAATCTATCTGTATTAACCTGTTCAGTGATTTCTGTACTGGATGAAAAACAACGTGTGTCAGTAATTTGTTTGTGGCACCGTTTTCAGTTCCCTCATAACTTTTAAGTCCTAACTCATCAAACACAAAATCACCATTGAAATTTGTTGTGTTATCAAAAGAATCCTGCCCTGTAGGTTCACCATAGTCCAATGTACAAGTACAAACAATGTCCGTAAATTTGTTACCTGTAATGTGTCTGACTTCCATTTTGTTTCTAGTGGTATCCTTGTTGGTTGCAGAATTGTCGTCTATTACTTTGTAATAAGTTTGATTGTAAAGTGTAGCGTTAGTTCCTGTAGAATTTGGAGTAAGGTAAGTGATTATACCTGTTGGATCAACCGATGTGCCACCATTACCAAATGCCATTTCATGTATAAAACCATTTGTTTTATTTGCGAGGCTATTTGCCATAGACTGTGACATGTTCTCGTAGTGTATTGCATTTCTCTTGTCTACAATAACCTCACCTGTTTCAGGATCGAAAATCTTAATGTGTCCCGTCATCATCACTCCTGTGTGATCATTTGGCTTTTCGTTCTCTTGTTTTGATTCTGTTGGTTTGTTGTCCTGTGTCATCTAGTGTATTTATTCAGGTGAGTTTGTGGGTTCATCAGCAATGAATCGTGCCTGTTGCGTAGTAGAACCTTGTAACCCTCTACCATCAGCAGGATTTCCATCCTTACCGGTATACCATACCTGTCCTTTCTTGTGTAATATCTTAATCTGCACTCCGTTATCTGGTACTGTTGTAAGCGTTACATTATTTCCAGTAATAGAGTAGTTTATAGTCGACCCGTCCTCGCTGAGCATCAACAATCGTTGGCCACCAATGAATATGTCTATCTGGTCAGCGGGGATACCAGTCGCCGGAGACGATTGGTTTAACGTTGTAGTTAGGGTCTGTGTTGTCGTAAATGTAGCAGTACTTCCATCACCTGTGAAAGTGTCTGTGTGTACTGTGTCTACATAAGGGATGGTTTGAGTACCAGACGCATCTACGACTTCCGTGCCTGATCCATGCTCCTTAATTCCTGTTCCAAGTGTTCCACGTTTGAGTTGTCCCAAAATATTGTTAGTCTTGGTAAAATATTCTATTCTCTCTTTGTCCACAAATATAACACCTGGTATTATACTGCTTACTGTTGATCCATCCAGATCTATCACGGTCTGAGGATCGGCCAATACTGTTCCATCAGCAACCGCAATTTCTGTTGCGTCTGTGGCAAGAGTTTGTGTCAATGGTGTTGTGTTTGTTTTTGAAATTCGTTTGTAGAATGTCCTGTTAATCATGTCCTTGAATATCCTGTACCCCACCGAACCCGTTGCATTTTTCAGTGCGAAGTACATGACATCTAATCTGTCAGATGATGTTATGGTTTTGCCCGATATTGTTATAGTGCTTCCTGAAAGTGTGTAATCAAATCCCTGTGCCAACTGTTCACCATTCAACCAGACATACATGTAAGAAGAATTTAGTGGTGTGTAATACAGTTCATGAATACCGCTTGGTCTTCCCTCTAACACTTCTCTTCTCATCTTAGTACCGAGAGCATTATTGAAAGTTGTCACCCTCAATACCGAACCATCTGTAAGAGTGTGGCCATCTGCGGCAATTTGAGTAGTGTCTAAAACCAATGCAGACGAACTGTCACCACCGTCTATTGTGTAATGCTTGTCGACCAAGGTTGTTATGGCTATTACATCACCGTCCACTGCACCAGTACCCTGCATATGTACAGTCTGGTTAACAAGATCTACTTCGTAGTTTCCTTCTTGTGCAACTGTTCCCTCTACTAATTTTCTTCCATTGTAGTGAACCTCGATCTGATTTTTGTTAGTAATCACTTTGGCAGGATCAACTGTCGAACCGTCGCTCAGTCCAGACACTATACCGAAGGAGTAAGTAGTGCCGTCACCTACGTAATATGTTGTATCCGGTCCCCTCAAAACTTTTCCATCCAGTTCCACTATTGTTAATGCATGGAAAGGTGAAACCGATCCTGGTGGGAACGACATTGGTAAAGTTGTTGTTGAACCATCATATGTTAGGTCCTCTGCTCTGATCTGTGCCACGCTTCTGGATGTGCCTGATTTTTGGAATCCTGCAATCTGTATAAAGTCTCCTGCACCTGGAGCCTCCGCAAATGTTATTGTTAGACTATTCGAAAAACTGCTTCCTGATGATACTGCAGATGTGAACGCAGTTGTAGGCAATCCGTTCTTAGTCACATATATCTCAGATGCTGTTGAATCTATGTTGAAGTCTTCCCTTATCGATGTGACAAACTCTACAGTAGATCCATCGCCTGTGTACTGATCCAACACTCTGTAATTCTGTCCTGATATAGCAAATACTTTTGTTGTTATAATGCTGTTGTTGGCTGGTGCTGATGTAAATGTAATAGTCTTCGCCGCCACATCCACTGTGTAGTCCGCCGCAGTTGAGCCATCCAACGAAACTTTTTTGACTACTCCATCTACCGCTACAGTTACCGATGCCAATGTGCCTGGATACTCTCCTATAGAAAAAGTTGTTGTGCTTCCATTACCTAAGTAACTTTTCTCAGTGATAAAAGGCACGCCCGATTCTGGCGAAGTGTACACCTTGATATCTAATGTATCAAAAATCTGTCCTGGAACCACTTCCTCAGGTGCATAGCTCGTTGTAGGTGACAGCATCTCGTCGCCGTCCACATTGATGTCTGACGGTGCTGATCCCAATGCTGAGGCGTAAAGTCCGTCTTTTGTGAACAGGCCTCCTTTCACTATAGAGTCAAGCGTCCTATCATCAGTTGGTGTAAGCACGCCATCGTCGTCTGCTGGTATTAATTCAATAAGTGCGTTTTCATTTTGCACCGGAATAGAGGTTATAGTTTGAGCACTGCCTGTGCCAATGATCGTAGTAGAAATTTTTGTACGTGTGCTGTCATCCTGAGATACGTACACGTGATAAACTGTGCCCGATTCAAGTGTTGCGGTGTAACTGCTCGTTGTACCATCAGCCAAGAACGGAATTGTTCTTGATAGACCATAGTTGTCCCATGGGTAGTCATACCAAGCCGAGTTGTCCCAGCCCTGACTTTGATTGAACAGTAGACCCGTTACCATTGTTCCACCGTAGTCAACACCGGACATCACCTGCGAAAGTTCGTTGCCCGGCATTCCAGACGATGGTGTATAGAAACCTTTGATCCTATCTGCGGCTGTCAGTCCGGATTCATCTCCATAATACTTGGTTACAGCACCTTCGTTGTCATCGAAGTCTGTTGTTGATGTAAATCTGCTTACGGCTTTGTACAATTCATTTTTGTATCTTATTTTTGCTCCATATTCGTATACTGTGTTTGCCTCCCAGTCGACCACAGTTGATGTGCTTGAAATCCTGTCAAATTTGATTGTGGCATTGAAATCTCTCACTAGGTCGTTACCTAGGTTGGCATATGCTTTGGCAGGATCTGACGGAGCAGAACCATCAATCATACCACCAGTAAGTGTCACAGTTGGTGTTGTAGAGTAACCAAACCCTACTCCAGTCAATGTGATCGAAGTCACTACACCTCCGTATATTGTTGCAGTGGCAGTAGCACTTGTTGAATCATCACCTGTGATAGTAACCGTAGGTGCAACTTCATATCCTGATCCTCCATGGTACACAGTTATACTTTGTACATGTTTCCTGTGGTAGTCATACCAAAATTGCCATGGATATTGTGTAAGTTTGGCAACATCTGATTGGACGTTTATAGATCTTACCTTACTGACTGTGTTATCATAGAAAGGTGGATTGTCAAAGTCGGTTATCACACTATCATGTTGTTCTGGTGCGTTGTAACCTAGTTTGTATTCACGTAATTTTGTATGGAAAGGTTTGACTTCATTTATGTAACTTTCAATCCAACTGTCAGTCCCTATTGTGTATGTTTTTCTTTGATCAAACTGTCTAACTTTATTGACAGCATTTATGAAACTTGTTTTGAACATCCAATCTACATAAGTTTGATCCTCCAACACTTTTCTTAATCCAATAAAGAACAACGTATTGTATTCTACTGACAGATTACCTATTAATAGGTCATCCCTCAATGCAGTCAGGACTTGACGTGTTTCAGTTACTGGTTCTTGGTCAAACGTGTTGTCATCAAAATTATCCTCGCCATCAAAACCGGTTGCATCTTGTGAGTAGTCGTAAAGTGTGGTGCTTAATCTTATAGTTCCGTTCTCTGTACCAACGTTTTTCCAACCAGATGCAGTCTTCATAAACAGTTTCCATCCACCTGTATCAGCACTTGTCACTTTAACATGTTTTCCTATTGCAAGATCTAGTGTGTCTAATTCATATTCGTACTTGACCTGTTTGTCGATCGGTGTGTTCTCGTCATGCACCATTTCATGTACATCCGGATCTGTACCATACCAGTCTGTGTAACTCCAGTAGTTGGATGTATTGTAGGTCTGTATGCTTGTTCTTGACCATTCTGTGCCATCCCATTTGTATATGGCCCAATAATTGTTTGCGGTCTCGTCTGATTTCACTAGGTAGTTCACCGTGCCTGAGAGGTCTGCTGTATTAAGGTAGCTCAGTTCTGCATATGTGTCCACCTGTCCGTCCCAAAGTCCACTGGCGCTGGTAGGTTCTGGTTCTTTGCTGTCTAAATTTGCAAGATTGATTCGTCCCACTAGTTGATTCTTTTTAAGAACCGAGTTTGCGTAATCAATTATTTCTTTAAGTGCAGAGAATCTGTCTGTGTACCAACTCTGTCTAGGTCTGATGTTGTTTCCATATTTCTGGTTCAAAGGTAGATCGACATCTGGCACAGCATCTCCCGTGATGTTTTTACCACATAACGAATCCCACCAACGTGATTCTATCTGGTGTCCGGGTCTGTAGTCCGGATCGCCCTCACGCACCAACTTCCATACTGAGTGTGCGTCGCCGTCAAATGTCGTTGTCCTGATGTCCACATTCAACACAATGTTACTGTTAACGAGATCGTTAACACCGTTGATTAATAGTTTGTTGGTGTCTGTGACTGAATAATAATTTATTCCTGAGTTTTGAGGATTGGCAATTAAGTTGGCAACATATGCTGTTGTATTTTTCCTATGGACCACTGTATTGACAGGCACAGATGATTTATTTTTTACCCAGAAGTAATAAAAATTGACAAATGTATCTAGTTTCGAACTGTACCTCTGTATTGTTGTAAATTTTTCAGATGCCTCTCCAGATACTGTAGCAAAGGATCCCTCTTGTGTGCCGGATAAGTTATTATATTCTGTAGGAGTATAGCGAGACTGTGTCCACTCGTATACATCTATGCTGGAGCCCGGGAAGATCTTGCCCCAGTTGTTGACCTTGTATTCTTGTGTGTCTTGCTCGTACCATATCCATTTCACAGTTGAAAGATCCCACCATACCTCACCAATATGGTTTTCAGCCCATAGTATCTTGGTGTTGGCGTTGTCACCAGTGTTGTACACTGCCGGATCCCACGGAGACTTGATATTGATCTCCCTGTCTGCTACTCCCAAAATCCTGCCCTTTATTGGATCATATAGATCGTAGTAGTTTCTGATCTGTTTGGTTCTGTTGTCAAAATCAAACACATGGCCTAGTTTCTCAATGTCCACAAGAGATGTTTCTGTTACTATGTTCTTCCAGGCATACTCATCTTCTACCGTTAAGTCATAACAATAAATCGATCCGTCATTGCTTAATCCGGTGTGACCCTCATCTTTTGGTGCTCCTATGTATAAGTTGTTGTCAATCATACACACACCCCTACCGTAGTCGTCGTTCTCAGACACATTCTCTGACACTATCCTGTCATCTAACACGAACTTGGTGTTGTACTTCGTAGCCGTGTATGTCGCACCGGATCCTGTGTTAAGATCCACGATGTTGGTATCCTGTAGATCGAACGTAGTCTCACCTGAGTCAAATTTCATTTCCCTAGGGTTTGCTGATTTCTCGGCACCTATGGCCAGTCTAGTTCCTGATTGGTTCATAGATAGTGAAGATCCAAATTTAGCATCTACTAAATCACCAGGTTCGTTTATCGTCTGATCAAGTGTGTATGTATTTGTAGAATCATCGCGATTCCATTTGTAGATATAAACTGCACCTGCATCGGCCCTATCCGCATTATCCAATCCTGGTACACCTATGGCCAGCGTAGTTCCGTCCTTGCTCATCGCTATCGACTCACCGAATGATGTGTTTAATGTAGAACCGTCTGTTGCAATACCTGTCAATGTCTGTACCAGTGAGAATGAATTTACTGAGCTTCCATCATTGGTTTGAGAAGATCTCACGAATATCTCTACCTTGCCTGCGTTGCCTGGAGCCAGAGAACTGACAGCGAGTATATCACCGTTGTCGTTTGCTTCGATCCTGTGTCCAAACCTTTGTCCGGAGCCTCCCGCCGGTGCTTCTAGTGTGTAGTCCTGTGTCCATGTGTCATATGTTGAACCATCTACGCCAATGCCCCAAGTGTACATGTATACTCTACCCCTGTCGTTGTCGTGTCCAGGTGCAGATACAAACATATATTTTCTAGCAGTATCTCTCTGTGATGTTGATCCTGGCTCTGCTATTTTGTGTGCCCACCCAAAATTTAAATTTTCGTTTGCTGTAGAGCCATCTGTTGGTGCTGTCACAGTTCCAAGTAAGCCGTACTGGAATCTGCTCGAATCCCAAACATAAACTTTAACTAATCCTTCATTATAGATCCTTGTGCTTCCGTCTAATCCAACTACGTTTGTATATGGTGCTCCCGCCACTACAAAGTTCTCATCGGTACTCATTGACAGTGATTCACCTAGTCTGCTGGTGTTATCATCGTTATCTGTCATTGTGGCAGTTGATTGTGTTACAAAAGTAGTGCCGGCATTATGGCTTGATCTAAATAAGAAATTAACTTCACCCTGTCCTTTTCCAGGAGCACTCACTACTAACGTCCTACCGTCATTACGTGCCACTGTACGGTACCCAAACTCTTGATCGTTCGTTAGTGTGTCTGGCGATAGCGTCCTAAATTCTGTGTAAGGATCTTGTTTCTCGTACACACGCCACAATCCTGAACTGTCAGCGTCGGCAAAAACTTTGTCACCCTCTACTTTGACTTGTTGATCTTCATCCTTGTCATTGTACACACTGTATTTGAGTCTGTCATTGACGTTGTCTATCGAACTTAACCTAACAGAGATGAACTTGTATACGTTCCCATAACCGTCTGCTGTTGAGCCGTCTGCCAAGTTAGGTATAAAATTTACATTGTCGGTGTAGTCAACTATGACTGTCTTGTGGTCCGGTATGCTGGAAACCTGGAACACCTTGTTCAGTGTTGTAGACACGCTGTTATTAATAGCAAAGTAATCGGCCTCATTGGTGTTGGTTCCTGCCGACAGTCCATGTGAATCAGTGAACTTTATCAACAATTTAGTTGCATTATCTGCCGTCCTTAGTTGATCTATCTTTATTCCAGCATTGGTCAGTCGTAAAACGTCCCAATCTTTATTCTGTTTGTTGGCAACCCATATTAGATCATTATTTGTAATAGAGTCTACGTCAAGATTTAGTAGATCCGACACATCGAATGCTGTGTGTTGTACTTGATCTAATTGTGGATAGCCTGCAGTCTTGTATACCTGCACTTTATCCCTGTCCACTCCTTCTTGTGTGTAATCTATCAATGAGAATGTTGATGAGGCTGTGTACTCGATGGGTTTGCTGTATAAATCCTCTTTGACCACTTTTAATGATCTACGGTATTCTTTTACGTCCGCAGAATTGTCCAAGAGCTCAATGCTCTGAGGATCTGCACTCACTTGGTCATCGCTCAGTGTGATCTGTACGCTTTCCTTAGAATCTGTGTTGCCAAATACGCCGGTCCTGATCATCCACTCTGGATACAGATCCAACTCGATGTCTGATCCTTCATACCGTGCCTTGAGCAGTTTGTCTATGGCCGCCTGTGTACCTTTCTCTCTAATGTATCCTTGGTAGAACTTATACTGCGAAACATCATTGACAAACAAGTTCTCTAGGTAATCTCTAGATTGGTACCCTATCAATCTCTGTGCCAATTGTTGTTGTGATTCATCAAAATTGTTGGACTCTAGATTGTAGAAATCGTTGAACTGTGCAATCTTGTAATCAAAGTTGGGTATCAACTGCGGTGCTGGTTTGTCTGCTTTCAACGTCCAATTATTACTATCAAATTCGTTGATTGCATTGTGATTCACTTTGGCCACGTAGAACTTGCCTTGGTATTCAACGGAATCACCAATTCTATAATCTGTGTTTGCTGACCAGTAAGTGACCTTTGCGGCGTCAAAAACAAAACCTGGTGCGTAATAGTCACCATTCCAACCCGCTGTCTTCCATCCGACTAATTTTAATCTCTGCTGTCTAAATCCTGTGAACGGTTCGTAAATAATGTCTGAGAATACCGTACTGTTATCAAATATCAGAACATGTTCTTTCTGTACTGTATTCAGAGAAATATTATAAAGTCCTACATCTTGTGATTTAATGTTCAAATCAAACGTCTTGCCCACACGCTTGGTGCTGATCTCACGTATGTCAATTTTCCTACCACCTGAATCCAACAATGAATAGTCACCTGCTAGGTTCATCAGTTTTCCAACAATGCCGTTGTTAGTGTCTAATTCAAATCCGTCTGCGGCCGGGGATACTGTAATAGCAGAGCCAGGTGCCCATTCCTGTGTTGTCCAAAATAAAAATTCTCGTACTGCATTGGTCCAGTTTAATGTTTCTTTAATCTCATTAGAATATTTGTTGAATCGGAATCCCTGTGATTCCAACCATTGTCCATATCCTAATAAGAAATCTGCAACTTCCTGTATAGTATCGAACACATAACCATAAGGTATGGTCTGCACATTTTCTTTATAATTGCTATATCGTGAAACAGTAATAGATCCCGGCACCGATAGTGATCCTGCAACACTTGTCTTGACCGGATAATTGAATTTAAAATACGGATTCGTAGTCGAATAACCTAATACCCGATATCCGCCTAATAATGTTGATCCATCTGCTCCTGCTTCTGTGTTCTTTTCTATTAATACACCCGAATAGTTGAAACTCTCAACCGGATTCGATACACGAAATAGTATTTTGTAGTTCTCGTCTGGTATGAATTTCGATCCTGCTGTTGATCCCGGAGACACAGAATCTGTCAGCACCTTGATATTATCCTTGTCTGTGAAACCCCCCAACTTGTAAGCCAGTTGGATATTCAAACCTTTCATTTTGTCGTAGTAGAATGTTACAGGGTCTAAATTCCTTGAGATAATATGATTCACTACAAATACCTGGTATCCTGCTGTTTGATATCTTGTTGTAATACCTGTGTTATTATCGGTCACAGTTTCTAGATGGTACTTGGCAGTTGAAAGTTGTTTCCTTATTCCGGTATCTGCGTATATCTGGTTCCCGGCAGTGTTAGTTGATAATCTAGACACATCAAAGAAATTTGAGAAAAACTTCGCCGGCTTTGATACAGCCAGTGTCTTCATGACAGTAAATGGATATGCTGATGATCGTCTCCACGCCGTTTCCGCTGGTGATTGATCACCAAACTTCCAAGGCTGTGATCTAGCAGGAATGTTAAAGTCATCTATCAGTCCGATCGCTATCGGATCAAGTAAATTTCCTGAAGCATCTACAGGTATGTAGTTTGCTATTCCTGGCTTGCCGTACCTGCCTGTTGCAGATGCAATGTCGTTCCATAGAATATCATTTCCAGAAGTGTAAGGTGCTGATCCGTAAGTGTCATCCCAGGTGCTTGGTTTCTCCGAATGGCCTAACATCTCCCATGGTCTAATGTGTGGAGAATCTGTGTCGTAGTGATACTTGTATATCGCACGCCAGTGTCCTGGTAGTTTAGCACCCGTCAGCCTGCCTGTTGAATTTGCGTAATTGTAAGTGAACGGAGAACCTTCAGAGAAGGTTGTGTTGTTAATGTATTGTACATTGTTCCTACCGGCCCACACATAGAAGTCCGTACCCATAATATCGTTGGTTTCATCGAGTGTGTAGTCTGTTGATGTGAATGCACTTGGCATCACATCCGATATGTCTAATAATGACGAATCATATGTTACCTTGATGTTGTTGTAGATCCTCTTCTCCAGTTCTAATATAAGATCGTCACGCTCGTCACCGTAGGCCTTTATGATAGATCCATCATGTCTCCTAATCATTGTCTGGCTAGTTGTATAAGTGTCGTCTGTAAAAGATTCTGGTTTAAATTTTGGATACATTCCTAACTTTGTCGGCGACGGTGGCATGTAACTGCCTGTGGTATCTGCATAATCCTTGATCACAATTTCATCACCTTCTGCAAGTGTTTTACTGATCTTTATACTGTCGTCTATTGTACTGAAAGTGTATTCTGTTCCTAATATAAGTTGGACACCATTGTGGTAAACATACACTGCTCTATTGCTTAAAGTTGTAATATCGTGTTGTGAATCAAGTGCATATTCTGTTTGTGATGCTCCCTGTAACGTGTATGTCCTAGTTGAAACATTCTCTCCCCAACCCACCATGTCCTCGTAGTAGAACGGAAAAGTGCTGTTCCTGCCTTGATTTATAGCAGATATAATCTCATCTACTCTATCTCTGGCCACTCCCTCGTATGCAGTGCCGGTGGCTTTTGTCAAAAAAGCATTGTACCATTTCTCGTATTCCTGATTGACATAATCTATGGCCGTTGTTGCATTTGCCTCTTGATCAGTTAAGTTAAACACGGCTGTGGCTATTGGTGCCTCGTGCTGGTGTATAGTTCCGCCTTTTAATCTTACTTCTGGCATGTCTCTAAGGTTGTTTGTGCCTGAGACAGATCCTGTTAGGTCTTGGTTCTTGTCAAAAATATCTGTGACATGTTTCAGTATCTGTCCGTATGTGAATGTACCTACTGTCTGATTAAGACCGTTAGTCGATAAATTCTCAGGCATCTCGTATATGCCCTTGTCAGAAACCTTCGTAGCACTGCTGAAACCGGCTATTCTAATTTGATCATTTACTTTTAATTCATTTACAAATCTAATATACTTGTTGGTAGTACCGTCAACCAATGTGTAATCTGTGATCACTGTTTTTCTCACACCATTCACAGACACAGATATTTCTAAATCTGTTAACGAGTTAGAATCCTTATAGAAATCAATTGGAAACAGTCTCTTTTCTGTCTCATCCACAATGTGCGTCCTAATGACACGCTGTTTGCTTTCGTCAGTACTTTTTATCCAAGCACTCTTAGAGTTGTGTGTAGCCCTACCTGTTGTGTAGTGTAGGTGTCCTTCGGCGAGATTCTTTGTTACTGTTTTACCGTCTTCTTGGTATGTGAATGTGCCTGACGTGTGGTCAGACTCGAATACAATATCTCCCACATTGTTGATTGTGTTATACTTGACTTTTATTCCCAACACTGTATCAGTAGTTGCTGTGTCTGACGTGGCATACTTGAATATTGATGCTCCTGCAAATGATGAATTGGGATAAGATGTGTCGTCGTCAAAACTGGTATGGTTGTTGTCGTACATGTTGAACAACGGTTGTTGATTCAGTCCTGTCTTCTGTTGTGTAACCTTCCATGTTGAGCTAGCCGCATCATAGTAGTATGAATTACCCTTGTTGTTAACACCGCCCTTGACGAACACCGTGTCTTTGTCTAGCGCCGTGCCGTTGGTGTCCTCGTTCAGTGTCAATGATAGTACTGTGGAATCGCCCGCATCAACGAAGTTGGCTACGTATATTCTCTGTCTCACTAACTGATCTGTGTCTGCCGAGAATATAATTCTCATGCCGTCTGTTATGGCTGTCTCATCACAGAAGTAACCAAACTTTCCTGACACCTCACTAAAGGCGTCTCTGGTTGTGGTGTCAAAGAGATCTACCGGATTCTTGGCCACAGTACCCGAGTTGTAAAGTGATAGTCCAGAATCAAATTCTATAATTGGTCTTTTTGCCCTATCCGTCTCGTCTAGCACAGTAGTGGTGCCATTTATCTTAGATGCTTTTTCAATGACAGATTTATGGAACCATCTATTGTACCTAGACCATGCATTGTGATCTAGTGAAGCTCTCTTGATTGTTATGTAGTCCTTGTCCACAGGAACATCATCAGTAGCATAACTTTCTGGTGTGGCTAGCACTGTGGTTTCTGTCAATGTTATGGAATCTCCAACACCCTCAACATAATATTCTTTGTCACGATAAGCACTTGCAACCTGACTGCTTTTAAATTTAATCTTCATACCGTTTGATAGGTCGAGTGTTCTTAATTTGTAATTTTTGACTCCAACAATATCGTCGGCTATGTTGATCTGAGATGTAGACGCTACTGTCTTAATGTGTAGTATTCCGTACATGCCGTCATGACTTCCACACTGATAATATAAAGTGTCTGGAGCATCATTTGGAACGACAAATGTCAATGTTCCATTCTTAGCCATGACACCGTTGTTGGTCACGCCAGAGCTATACAAAACTGTTGTCGATCCGTCTGCACTTATGCCGTCTTTGCTAGGTTCAGTCATAATCCAGAAAGGATGTCCTGCCTCGACCTTAGTAAATTTGTAAGTGTTACCTCTGTACAATGTAATTTCAGGATTTCTCTGATTTTCTAAATGCGGAAAACTGTATGCCCTTCCCGACGAACCGTCGTCTGGTAGTGCTTCGACCTTGTATTCAACAACTGCACCTGTGCCGACCGAATCTATTGTTATCGCGGAAGGACCGTCCGATAGCCAATAATATTCTCTGTAGTTCACTAACTTATCTAGATCGATAGCAGGATTCCAACCATAGACAGATTCTTTGTTAAGCCTGTCATGATTATCAACTTTTCCACCTAGATATTTGATTTGATTTATATAGTCATCATATGTTCCTGTAAATTTAACCTGATCCTCTGGATTAACTGATGTGGTGTCTCTGTCTGTGTATGTCACAGCAGGTTCTAATTGGTATGCGAATCTATCTTTACTTGTGGCTTCCAAGTATCTGTCAGTAGTTTGCCTAGTGTAAGCATCCTGTCTACCTATGTATCCGTCTAATCTTTCAAGCGAACCTTTTTGTACAAGTGGATCTAGAGTGCTTGACAGAAAACGCTGGTTGGTATCAGTCCTATAGAAAGCAGGTAAGTGCTGTACAGTACGTCTGTACTCGTTAGTTCCTTGCTTTACAACTTCGTTGTTTGTTAATGCGTTAGTAGGATCGTCCGCCATTAGTATCCTGCCCCACTACTGCCGGTGCTTGATCCGGAACCTGTTGTAGTAGAGCCTGACACTGCTGATCCTGTCGTGGTGTTGATAGTGGCAGTTGATGTTGATGTGACCACAGTTCCAGAAGCCGCTAATTGGTTGGCTCCAAGTGCTGTTATGATTGACACATCATCAACGGTGGCCCCACTGATGAAAATCTCGTCTGCCGCTGAGTTGATCTGGAACAGAGACCCAAACCCCTGTCCTGACTCGTTTGGTACTATCACAACTGTTAGTAAATCTGGTGCTAATTCCTTGTGAATGTATGCGGCTAATTCTGTAAAATAAAATGTATCTCCAAAGTCCCAATTATCCAAAGCGAAGAACTCGTTTACTGCGGCTATCACTCTAGTCTTGACCACAGCGTCTGTGATGTTGGTCTTGGAATTCTTAACAACCTTAAACGTTGCCTGTAGTTGCTCACTGGCATTCGTTCCAAACAAAATATTATACTTGACCGGATGGTATATGATTTGATCAGATAGTGATTTCAAAGGATTTAACACACCTGAGTAGTTGATTCTTAATTGATCTGCTGTCGAAGGAACTGGTTTGACACCACTATCCTGTAGCCAGATTCTGAAAAGGTTGTCATATGTTCGTTCCAGCAAGTACACGTCAACAATGTTTGAAACACTAGGATCTATCCTTGTCTCCTGTCCTGCGTGATGTTTGTATTGGAAGTCTATAGAACTTCTACCCTTCCTGGCGTAGTAATTGGTTGTTGTAGTTAACGTATTTGTTGTTTCACTATATGATTTCACTACATTCTCAGCATCATCGTAAAAATAAAACAACTGTCCATTGGTATATGTTGATGTGTTGAGGTTAATATCTGATTCGTTTTTTGTTGTGATAAAATTAGTTGCCGGGTACGGTTTGAATCTCTCGATACTATCATATGATATGTATTTTTCAAAAAATACAAATTTGGTCGTAATACTGGTATCTGGTTCTACAAATATTTCAAATAATTCAGGATTGTCTACAACACCGTCGTCGTCGCTGTCGAAAAATCCAACTTTTACTTTCCTGTTGTCTTGGAATCCGTCTGCTTCGGTCACTGTGTCTGTGACTTGCCATGTTATTGGATATCCTATAGCATTTCCGGATGACACTATGGAATTGGTCTTTAGTATCTTGACTGTGTCTTTGACTACTCTACCTGTTTTATAGTCATAGATTCTTTCTTCCACGTCGTAGTGAAACTTGTTCTGTGATTCTGACTCAAAGATGTAGTCCATTTTTCTGTATTGGACCGTATACGTGTTGCCGTCGTTTGTGAACTTAAACCACCAACTGGCATCTAGATTTGTTCCTGACGTATTGCCTGTGTTGGCCAAACTAAATGCATTGTTAGTATTTAGGTTAGTAGTCGTTATGACTCTCCATTCCTCAGAATCTATGTCGTATCTAAGGCCAAAATTTTCATATGCTTCTATCCTGTCAATGATATCTGTTTCCAATACCGTAGAGATAGATGTGACAAAGTTTGGTATTACACTATCAAGCACCGCACCGTTTGGAATGATGTCATTTAGTGTTATAGGTCCCAGTCCCGTTGATAAGTTTCCTAGGCCTCCGTTTGAACCATCACCTACTACATCTGATATCTTGGCCCATGCTCTGTCCTCTGCATCTTCTGTAGTTGATGTAACTAACGAGTCATTTTTAAACTTTCTAGTGTCTGGAGAAGTAAATTTAATCAGTGCACCTTCCTTGGCGTACTTAAGATTGGATGTTGCCGAACTTCCGATTGCAAGTGCACCACCTGATGTAAAATATCCGGTATTAGTATTCGTTGTAGTTGTTGTTGAATTCCATGTTGCTGTCAGTGAGGTAATGTCCTTAGCGGCATACTTGTCATAATAAAACTGTCTAGCGTAAGCCTTTTTCAATTTAGGTTCTATCGATAGGTCAATCACCGATTGTATCTCACTCCTGTTATTGAATGAGAATGTAAATGTAGGTGTACTCTCTTCTTTGTAAAGTATGCCATCTTCTGCGAACACGCTTACATTTGAATATGCCCCTGTTGGATCTAATATTTCTTTTGCACGTGATATTCCTGATGCTGATCTGTTGACAGATCGTACTTTTACAATTTCTTGAGATGCACTCAAAGGAACAACTTGATAGTCCTCTGCTGTGATCATTCTGTTCTGTGAGTAGTAAACCTGCCCGGCCTTTTCCTTGATCGAATCACTTGACTCAGAAGCGGCCGAATTGTAAACGGATTGTTTAAGGCTTAACGACATTGTTAATGTCTGTTGAGAACCGTTAGCATCAATATATGGAACCGATAATGATACTGCCTGCATGTCACTAGGTTGTATTGCATACTTGGCGTTGTCGCTTATCCTATAATATGTTCTAAAATTTCCTAGTGGTAGATTAGAAAAGTTACCATCACCAAATACAAGATCTATCGAGTCATTGTTCTTAGTAACAACATTGTAGATGTTTCTAATATCTTTTGATAACGAATTATAAATCGCATTGTTACCTGTAAGCGAAGGTACTTTGGCCCATTTCTCTGATATCTGTCCAAACTGATCTAATCTATATAACCATACATCAGTGTTATTAACATTACTGGTGTCAAAACTTTTAATATAATTTGTTATAGCAGTATCGACTGAAAAGTCTTTTTGTTCTATTGTTCCTTGTTTGAATAGAAAGAAGAATCCTGTATTGTTGCTGTTGTCACCGGCACCATCTGACCTATAGGTATATGTGAGCCCTGTACCAGGCGTAGGCGGTAGCTCGTATATAGACTCCGAATCATTTATAGTGCTCGGCACTATTTCAAAACGTCTAGTTGTTCCTCCTACACTTTTGCTAAAAGTGAACACCGGAAGATCTGTTTGGTTAGAACTTAAAGTGTATACCTCAGTGTCTACTCCCCCAATTTTATTTGATTCTCTAGGCTTCCCAAACAGTTGTCCTGTCTGATTGGCCACGTTCATTATTGAGATGAACTGTTCTCTATAGTTAGAGTTTGCCGAGTCGTTCCAAATAATAGTTTGGTTTGCAAGATTTGTGCCTGAACTGTCATTGACATTTTGTGTCGTAGAAATTGCGTCTACTTTCAACAACCCCGATGCCGGTAGATTTCTCTTGGCATTGTAGTTGATCAGCCTCGCTAATCTTAAAACCGAATTCCTTCTCTCAGCAGTTTCTAGGAAGTTTTCCCTAGCGTTAAGATCAACCCTGAATGAAAGTGCTTGTGAAATATAAGCAATAAGATCTATCAGTGCCACATACTCAGAACTTTCTACAAAGTCATTGAAATCATCCGGGTAGTTTTCTTGGAGATAGGCAACCATAGTCCTTCTCAAGGTCTCGAAATCGTATGATTTGAAATCAGCCTGTTGGAAAGCCTGGTAGATCTTTTTCCAATCTTCCGCTACTAATAATCTGTTCTGTCTATCTGTTGTGGCCATTGTAATTACAATGGTATTTATATGTTAGGAAATATGCGTATATTAAGATAGGCGTAACAACGAATTCTCATCAAAGTTGAGCCTCAGTTTCTCAGTGATATTAAGAGGCACATATGTTATAGTAGCCTGTATGGCTATTCCATGGTCCGCTTCTGAGACAAGTATCTCTTGTGTTGAAATTCGGGGATCCGCATTGAGATTAGCAGTGACATCCTCTACAATAGCGTCCTTCAATGCTTCCGTAAACGGTTCAAATATGGCATCGTATATGATTGTACCAAATTCAGGGTTCTCTACCCTCTCGCCCTTACGCACACTCAACCTGTTGATAAGGTCCTGCTTGGCCACCTCAAAGTCGTATTGTTTAAAATTATTTTTGTCAGCACGTGAACTGAAACCCTTGAAGGTCACTGACTTGTTTGATAGGTCCCCTGATCCTGAATCTCCGTATGCCATTAATGCAATCTCCTAAATTCCACGTCAACTTTGCTGTAATCAACAGCATAGAATCCTGTGTGTGTCATTGTTCTCGCCCATGGAACTTCCTGGGCCA